GATCCTGAAGAGCCTGATGTACCTGAGGTGTTGCTTTCTCCACTTGAACCTGCTGAACCTGAGGAGCCTGCTAAGCCTGAGGTTCCGTCATTACCTGAAGTACCTGATGAACCACTTGTATTACTTAAACCTGATTGGCCTGCGTTACCAGAGGAACCTGATGAACCTGATGAACCTGAGGTACCTGAGGTGTTGCTTTCTCCACTTGAACCTGCTGAACCCGAGGAGCCTGCTAAGCCTGAGGTTCCGTCATTACCACTTGTACCAGATGATCCTGAAGTGTTACTTAATCCACTAGCTCCTGCGTTACCAGTTGAACCTGATGAACCTGATGAACCTGAGGTACCTGAGGTGTTGCTTTCTCCACTTGAACCTGCTGAACCTGAGGAGCCTGCTAAACCTGAAGTACCATCATTACCTGAAGTACCTGAAGAACCTGAAGTGTTACTTAATCCACTAGCTCCTGCATTACCAGTTGAACCAGTTGAACCTGATGAACCTGAGGTACCTGAGGTGTTGCTTTCTCCACTTGAACCTGCTGAACCTGAAGAACCAGCCAAACCTGAAGTACCGTCGTTACCACTTGTTCCTGATGAACCTGAAGTATTGCTTAATCCTGATTGGCCAGCATTACCACTTGAACCCGTTGAACCCGAAGTACCACTTGTACCTGCTTCTCCTGAAGTACCATCAACACCTGAGGTACCAGAAGAACCGGATGAACCAGAAGTACCGGAAGTATTGCTTTCTCCACTTGTACCTGCATTTCCATCTTCACCTGAAGAACCACTTGAACCACTTGTTCCTGAGGTGTTGCTTTCTCCACTACTACCTGCTTCTCCTGAAGTACCTGATGAACCACTTGAGCCTGAGCTACCATTTCCTGCAGAAGAAGTACCACTTGATCCAGCTTCACCACTAGTACCTGAAGAACCTGAGGAACCTGAAGAACCAGAGCTACCTGCTGTTCCTGATTCTCCTGCAGTTCCTGAAGACCCTGAAAAACCTGAAGTACCTGATGTAACATTTACATATCCTAATTCTCCAGTAAATGTATCATAAGTTACAATAGTAGGAATATCTTGAAGTGGTAAGGGAACAATTGTAAAATCACCACCATCTAAATCTATATTAACACTTCCTGTTACAGATAAACTTCCTGTAATTTGAGCTGAACCTGTGAAAGGAAATCCTACTCCTGATCCTCCAATTCCTTCATCTGCTAGTGTAGGACCAACATATTGGTAAGCAGATAACACAACTGTGTCTTCTGTTGTAGGAGCGTCAGAATTATTAATAAATTGAAGGACACCTGTTTTATAGTCAAATTGGAATTTTTCATCACCAACTGGAGTTGGACTACCATTTATTGTAACAGTAACATTATAGCCAGGAGTACCACTACCTGGAGGAGTGTTATCTTCTGTGCTTTTAAAGGTTAAAGCAGGAAGAGAATACTTTGGGGAAATAAAGTTAGTTTGTTGTCCGTCCTGTATAATTTGAGGAGTAACTGCTATTGTGGGATCGTGACCTGATTTTGAGATAAAGAAGTATACTTCTGTTTTACTTCCATTAACAACACTTGAAGGAGTTAATTGAAATTGATAATAATACTTTACAATATCAACACTTCCGGATTGTATTGTTAATTCATTTTGGCCACTACCTGAATATGGTAAATCCCCAGATGCTGAGGGGACATAATCTTGTCTAATGTAAATGTCACCAGTGTTAATGTCAAGAGTTCTTGTAAACGCTTCTTGGGCATCAGTACTCTGCTCCATAGTATATCTCTTACTCTGGAGTAACCTGTTTGACTTTTTGATTTTATCTAGTGCCATTCTTTATCTTTATCTTTCTATATCTTTAATTTTATTCAACAGTAATATTAATATCACTTATTGGGGTAGGATCACCTTTGTATCTAATTATAACTATAAAATCTTGTTTTGTAGAATCCAAAATCATTCCATTTCCATTTAAAAGAGGAAATTCATAACTAGTGCTTGCTCCACTTCCTCTTACAGTACCTGTTTTACAAGCATATAAATCAATAGAATCACTAAATGGATTTTTAAAATTATCATTTGCTATATTTACTTCTAAAGCATCTCCAACTACAGTTGCAAGATCAAAAATTCTTGGATTTGTATATGCTTGGGCTCCTGAACCTGAGAATAAGACTGCTACTGATATTCCATCTGATGTACTGCTCCATGAGTTTAAAGCTGCTCCAAAGCTAGCAGTTACATTACTAGCTCCTGTACTTAAATTTCTTTTAAACGATCTAGCATAATATTGGTAAGTATTTGCACTAGGTACAGATGGGAGCCAATACCCATAATCTCCCCCAGGAGTTACTAAATAACCTGGTTTTACTTGTAAATCTAAAGTTGACAATAAACTTATATCATAAGTAGATGTTGTAAATTTATCACCACTTGTATATGATCCTGTTAATAAGTTATCTGTTATTTTAATTCTATAACTTTCACCACTAAATTCTTCTGAAAATGTTGTAGTTCCTGTTAAAGACCCACCATCATATCCTTGTGCTCTACCATAAATAGCCATACTACCACTATTAGGTTCTTGATCAAACAAAGCAGCATTATAAAATTCTGTAGCTGAGGTAGTATCAGTTGTTGATGAATTTTTCCAATTTCGGCCAGTAGTTCTAAATGTTACATCATAATTAATGTTATGTTGTGATGAAGATAATAAAGTTACATTATTATAATTAGCATCTAAAGTAAAACTAAAAGATGAACTTAAAAATGCTACATCATCTATAGAAGGAATATCATTTGTTGACCTTCTACTTGAAGGACCTGTTCCTGCAGGGAACACACCAGCACTAGCATTACTTGTTTGTACACCGTTACTGTTTACTGTAACTGATGTAGGGGTAATTGTTGTACTACCTATTGTCTCCCACTGATTTGTTGGGTTTGATGTTTCTATAGGGGTAGTTGAATACCCATAACAGGGATCAAAACTTTTAGATACTGAAGTGTCATAATCAAATGTGTAAGTAGATGCTGATATATAAGGAGCACCACTTAATGATCTAGAAGCTGCTGTAAAAGATGTTCTTGTTAAGGTTTTACTAATGGTTACAGTAGGATCATTTTGAGTAATGTTTACAACCCCTAAAGTACCTAATGAAGGCATATAATACCCTGAAGTATTTCCTGCGTTGTATTGGTAACTAAAAGTTGATTGGGATCCTGTTTTTAACCCTACATTAACATCATGAATTTTATAATATCCAATTGATGAAGTTGTAGCACCTGTCGTACCATCCCCATCAGTATTACTCCATTTTCTACCCGTATAACCCGCGGGTGAATTTAAGAATTTTCCATCTTGATAGGAATCATCGATTTGAGGATCATTTGTAGGTATAATGCCTAGATATAAACCATTAGCATCTCCATTCAAATCTTCAGTGTTGATAATATAAGTTGATAAAGAATTAGTTGTAAAAGTACTTGTTTGATCTGGATCTGTATCTGAAGAGTTATCACTAAAAGACTGAGTAAGGAATATACTCATACTGTATGGTGTAACAGTAGTAGGATTTTCTAATTCTCCCATTCCAAATGCTTGAGAACCAATTGAAGAACTAAAAATAGTAGAACCCCCTGCTACTGAATCGGCATTGAATGTAAGTGAAGAATATTGGGTGTATATAGTATTTGGGATATTAACTCCATAATCTGAGGTACCAAAAGGGTGTGTACCTACATCATGAACATCTCCTGAACCTGTTTCACTGCTTAATAAAAATCCTTTTAAAATTAAATAATTTTGAACATTTCTATAAGATCCAGTTTTAGTAAAATCAATAGAATTAGAGGATGTCCATAAAGTTGATAATCTTGCATTTCTATAAGTAGTACTTCCTCCTAAAACACCAGTCATGTAACTAGATTTTGAAGTAGTTGCTCCCCCAGAATAATCAATATTAGTACTAGCCCAAGTTCGAGTATTAGGTGAAGCATCAGGAGTAGATGCACTTAATACTCCTGCTATAAATCTTAAAATTTCAGCTGTGTCTGTATTGTGATCAAATCTATTAAAATAAGATCCTTCTAAATTAGTTTTCCATGCTTTGGAAGTAGGAACACCAACGTTGTCTGTATAATGCCATACAGATTCGCTTACTGAAAAAGCATACTTAGCTACACCCCCTCCTGTACCATCATTAGGGGCTGTTGGATTAACACCTACTAACGGTGATTCCATAATGGTACTTCCTGTTACTTGTAACGAAGAAGTAACATAGTAAATTTCAGGATCTGATCCTAATTGTTGGAAAATCCCAGTACCACTTCCTCCTCCTCCAGAAATTGTAATGTCAACTTGGTTTGATCCAGCTTGTGTTATATTTGCAACCCCACTTCCTAAGAAGTTCATAGTTTGAACACCTGTATCAACTGTTACACTCCCGCTTTGAACTGTAATTCCTGTAAATCCTGGGACATTGGTTAAGTCAATACTGTGGGTTGTACTGCTACTAGGGAAATAAAATTTAAGATCAGTTCCGTCCAGAGAACTAGAGTAGTAGAGGGACTGAAAATTGCCGTCTACTTCTGCAAATGTTAGTTCGGAACCTTTGTTCTGTCTTAATATAATACCCATTTAATTTTATTTATAAATATTAAAAAAACCAATATTATTATTCATCTCCTAAAAAATTAGTAAAATCATTTCGGGAATGAATACTAGTTCTTGATGGAGGAGTTGCGTTTAATTCTTGAATATTTTGAACTGTTTCATTTGTAAATACAATTTGAGCAGGGGTATTGGATTTTTTAACAGAGTTTAATTGTTTTTGAATTGTATCTGGGACAAGATAACCGTATAATTTTAAACTAAAAGTAGCTTTTACTGATCTTTCCCCTTGAGATTGTATTTCTACAGGAGTAGCAAAATTATCTATTCTAGCTCTAAATTGATAACGTTCTGGGTTACCCCAATATGAATCTGAGGCGTAGTTAATAGCTTCTACTATTTTATTTAATTGTTCAACATAGTAAGTAGCTATTATAAAGTCATATGTTATATTAACATAATCAGGAACTACAACTGCATAATTTACTTTTAAAGGTTTAGTATTATTTAATATAGCAAAATTATCATAAGCATTTTTTTGACTATATTGTTTTTGAAAAATACTTACATTTTGGGGATTATTTGCATCTAGTTTATTTGCTATATTTCTAACTTTTTCTATGCTATTGCGTTTAAAAGTAATTATAGGTAACATAATTTTACCTTTTTTATCTCTATAGTACCCGTCTTTTTGTACTTGTTTCCATCTTTCAGGGGATCCATAAATAAAAGGAACTTGTTGTACTACACCATTTTGCATTACAGTAGGTCTAATTACATTTTCCATGTAATGCATTATAGCTTCGTCAATATCTTTAATCCCTAAAGTAAAGGGTTTAGTAGTATCATCTCTAAATGATACTTGGGTTGCTCTATTAGGAACATTAGCATAATTAGGGTTTCCAGTATCAGAAAACCCAGGTGAGCCCGGAGGGGGGTTGTAAGGCTCAATTTGAGAATTAATAATTTCTCTTTGAGTTTTTGGAGTAGGTGTTTTTCCTCTATTAGCCATTGTACATTGAATTATTATTACCAGTATATAACCTTTCTTGTGTTATACCTACTTTATCAGCAGGTACATAATGGGCTTGACAAATAATTGAAATAGAAGAGCCAAAATTTTCTAATCCAGGGTTTTGTATTTGTGGAGAATTTGGATAATCTGGGTTTTTACCCATAAAGTATTGGTTAGCAATTACATTATCTACTTCATAATATCCTTCGTTATATAAAATAATATCCCCTACTTCAGGTACTAAATCAGCACCATACTGATAATTAGTTGGTGCAAAATCTAAGTTAAAATCCTCCATTTTATTTAAAAGATCATCTCTTAAAAATTTGAAAGTAGCACTCCACATAAAGTCAGTTCCTAAATCACTTTCTGGGTAGTTTTGGTCTGCTCTTTCAATAATACAATTTAATAAGACAGGACCCATATAGTATTTTTCCTCAGCAGCTTCACCATATAAATTTACTTTAGTTTCTTCTAACTTAAACTTATAAAATGAACACTGTTGGGTGATAATGTCAGCCATTAACTCCCTACTTAAGTGTCTAAATAGACTTATATCTCTTTCTCCTCCAAATAATGCCATGTTATCCTATGTAAATGGGTCTTGGGACGTTGTTTAATTCTTCTTGTACAAATTTACTTTCAGCTGATCTTCTTTCTAGTAATTTTTCTCTAGATAATTCACCTAAATAAGCTCTTAATCTATCAATTAATCTTTCTTTTTCTCCAGTAGCAGCCGTAATTAAATCATTTGCATTTAATGTTACATTATCCCCTGGAATAGGAACTACTTGGTATTTACCTCTAACATAACCTAGCATTTCTTTACATAAAGCTAAAGCATATTCAAAAATCCAGCTTCTACCTACAGAATTAATTTTATCATAATCTGGGTTATGATAAGGAACATCATATATATTTGTAATTGTACTACTTCCTCCTACTATAAAAGATGCAGATGATCTTTCTGAGTTAAGAATGTATTCAAAATATAATTTTGGAACAGAGCCATCTGGAACAGGGAAAATTCTTAAATGGTTGTTATGCATCTCAAAAGAGTAATTAGCTCTTCTAATCATGTCATTAAATTCAATAGTTTGAATTACTTGTAAATCATAACTAATAGGCATTAGTAAAAAATCTACACCTGCAGGAGAGTAACCATCCCAACCAAAAGTATCCATTAAATTCATAGTACCCATTCCAGTACCAATGTAAGGATCAAAATATCTTAATAATGCAGGAGGTGCTTCAAAAAACACTCTCATTATTTCAATATCATTATTTTTATAATGGGGTATATTTTGTTGAGCCCATTCTTCTAAATTATAATCCTGAACTGATGCTGTTAAAGCTACTTCTCCTTTATGCCAATCTACATTACCCCCTGTTCCTGCTTCAACACCATATTGTTCTGATATTTGGATGATTCTTCCTAAATTAGGTACTACAATAGTTTCTTCAGCATTAAAAGTCCCTTCAGCTCCTTCTAAAGTTAAATAATTGTCTCTAATTTTAAACCCATACAACTCATTAGCATAAATGGTTACTGCTTCTTCTAAAGCAGCATAAAAATTAATATTTTGTAACTCAATGTCTACAATAGGATATCCTAACCTTCTAGCAGCAAAAGTTGCAAACTTATCAGCATCTACCTGAAATTCAGGGTTATTATCGTAAAAGCCAAATGGAGTATCTCCTGGTTGGAAGGAACTCGATCCGGGCCAAATTGGTATATTTGCCATAGTTTTTTATTTATCCGTTTACTACTACATATTCAACATCGATTGCATTGCTTACAGCATAAACCGCAATATTTTCTATATCTTGTCCAAAGCTTGCACTAAACGTACTTCCTGAGACGTTTGGGCTAGAAAACATTAAAGATGAAGTTGGAAGACATTCCATACTCCAATATGAAGGACCATCACCATTATCTGAGGAAGTAAAACTTACTGCCAACGAAGAAGTTAAATCAAGATTAGATATTCTTACATATTTTATGCTACTAGATGGAAAAGTTCCGGCACCTGGGTCTATTCCATTAACATTAATTAAATCAATAGAAGTTGTAAGGGGCACAGTAACTATTCTTCGGTCTACATTAGTAATATTATCTAAAGTAAAGTAAGTTTCGTTTAAAGTTTTTATACCTTTAACAATATGCTCTTCTTTAATTTTTATTTGAAATTTAGATGGATTTAATATTGATGCCATAATTACTATTTTTGTTATAAATATATAAAAAAAGAGGTTTAATTGATAAACCCCTTTTAAGTTAAGTAATTATTTGCTAGATTTCCCGCTAGTTCCTGAGGAGCCTTTAATCATACCTCTACTTTCAGCTTCTTCATAAATTTCTATAATTTCATCTACAATAGGATCTCTATGATTTTGTACTAAAGTAATACCTATCATATTTTTAACTTTAAACGATGCTGAGTATAAAAATCTAAATCCAGAATCTCTTCTGTTTTTAAGATCTACTTGATGGTCGTCACCACAAATAATCATTTTACTTCTTAAACCAATACGGGTAGCAATCATTTCCATTTGTTCGTGTGTAACGTTTTGTGCTTCATCTACAATAATACACGAATCTAAGAATGTCCTACCTCTCATAAATGCTAAAGGAACAATTTCAATCTTACCATCTGAAATAAGTTTTTCAATTTTTTCCTTATCGTACAAAGTGTACATATTTTGGTAAATTGGTTGAATCCAGGGATCCATTTTTTCTCTTAAATCACCTGGCAGGAAACCAATTTCTTCTTTTGATACCGTTGGACGAGTAATAATAATTTTCTCGTAATGTCTTCTCAACAAGCCATCTAATGCAATTTGACAAGCTAATAATGTTTTTCCAGAACCTGCTTTACCCGCTAATAGGGTTAATGTATTATTTAATATTTTTTCTTTTGCTTCTTTTTGTTCTTCGTTTAGGGAAATTTTAAATTTAATAGGGTTTTTCACTATTCTTTGTTGTCTATGAACTTCATCGGTGTGTGGTTTGGATGCCATCATTTTTAAGTTTGATTTTTACTAACTTATCGAGCCCTGCATTTACATGCATTGAGTCCTCTA